AAGTACAAACATCCAAGTTACAACGACCACAACTTAATTTTGGAGTGGATGATGAATGAATCAAGATATTAGCATGGAGCTCATTGAGAAAAGCATCTTGGCAACAATGCTAAAAGAAAACTATTTGATTACTGATAGTTTGATTGGTGAAACCCATTTCACGACATTGGTCCACCGAAATATTTACAACTCAATGCGTCAGCTGGCTAGTCAGGGGAAATCATGTGACTATATCACATTGTTAACGACAAGAGAGCCAGAAGAGTTAGGCGGAGCCAATTATCTAAAGGATTTAACTAACTATCACAATCCAACAATGTTTGATCAGTATGCAGCTACGCTACTCGAAAATTGGCGTGAAGGTGAAAAGCGCAATATTTTATTTGCTGCACAGGCTGAAAATTGGTCAATTGCAGACATACAAAAGGCTTTGGCTGAAATAGAGGACATAAATACTGAATCAGAAATGCCATTTATACAATACTTAGCATCGATTGGTGAACTACCTTATGAAGTGCCAAGTGAACCAAATGGAATTTATACAGGTATCAATGATTTTGACCTTATGACAGATGGTTTACAAGATGGGGAGTTAACAATCATTGCTGCTAGGCCATCAATGGGTAAAACGGATACTTTTAATCACATTGCACTCAATGTTGGATTATCTGGATACTTCCCAATCATTTTCTCGTTGGAGATGCCTAAAAAAACATTAACCAAACGATTGATTGCAGCTCTTGGAAACTTTAATCGTAATGCTATCAGAAATCCTTATAAGCACTTTAGTGAGGCACAAAAAGAAAAATGGCTGCCAACTATCACTGAATTAAGCCAAACAAATATAGAGATCGATGATAGACCAGGAATTACAACAGCACAAATTAAAGCTCAGGCACGTAAGTGGATAAAAGAAAAACCTAATCTAAAGCCTGTTATTTTAATTGACTATCTACAGATCATAAAAGGCGAAGAAAAAGCTGGACGAACTCAAACACAAATTGTTGGACAAATTAGTGCTGATTTAAAAAATATGGCGAGAGAATTTAATTGTCCTGTAGTTTGTCTAAGCCAATTATCACGAGGCGTTGAGCAAAGGCAAGATAAACGTCCAATGATGAGTGATTTACGTGATTCTGGAAGTATCGAACAAGATGCAGATGTTATTGCTTTTCTATATCGAGATGAGTATTACAACGCCGAAAGTGAAAAAAAAGGCATGATGGAGATCATTATTGCTAAACAACGCAATGGGCAAACAGGGCCAATAAGTGTGATTTATAAAAAAGAAACAGGAAAGATACTCAATATTGACTGGGACAGCCAACGTTCAGCAACTCCTGGATGATGCTGTAACACATGATGTTCCTTACATGGCCCACCTTATTTACTTTTTGACACTAACTAAAAAAGTCGAACTAAACAGCCCTGCAAGCATGATCACAAACATTCATTTACAGCCAGAAGAATACGCTCAATTTTTGAAGATGTATCAATCAGACGTTTTGCAAATGCGTATGATAAAGCTTTTCGCAGTACAAATCAACATTCGTGAATTTGCATTCTATTTTGCTAAAAATCCAGCTGAAGTACAGGTCGAACATCAGAAAATCTATGGTAATTTGCCAAAGAAAATGTCTAATGCATATAACCAAATGATTGATCGCAGTTTTTATTTTCCTGAAAGCAAGCAATATAAGAGTTTTAGAGATTTGTTAAAAGAAACCGTTGAATTTCCCAAATACGTTTGCACATTGGAGGCAGCAATATGATTGTTTGGACCTTATATCGTGGCGAACTTGTAGCTTTTGGAGAGTACAACAACGAAGAATTACTGCAGATGAAAAGGGAAGGTTGGAGAATTGCTTATTCAGTGGAATTAAAACTTCAACCAATCAAAAAAAGGCGCAAGCGTCATGGACAGAAAGTAGTCGGAGTGAATAAAAATGGCATACGAGTTATGCAATAAATGTTTTAACACAAAGTGGCTCATGAATGAATTGAAATGTGATCTAAAGATAGCAACATACAGCAAGAATAAAGAACTATCGCTATTTGCACAGCAACTATTAAAGAATATTGGAGAGTACGAGAATGCCAGCTATTTCACTAAAACAAGCCGATAAAATTTCAGGTTTTTTAAGACACCTGGAAGGAGCTGAATTTACAGATTGGCAATTCAGTGAGGATCGGACAGTAATTAAAGCTCGTGATATTGAGGGCGATGTATACGAAATTACATTTATACCTAATCCAAAGGGAGGACAAGCCAATGAATAATCAAACAAAAATCAATTTAGAAACTTTTGCAGGTGGCGCATTAGCTGAAAAAACAAATATTGAATTACAAAAAGTGATGGATAACATATTTGATCCAAACACAGATGCTACAAAAGCTCGTAAAGTAACAATTACTTTAACGCTAAAAGCAGATGAAAAACGTGAAATTATTGCAACCAATGTTGATACAAAATGCACGCTTGTAGCAGCTAAAGGTGTTGCTACAACAATGCTACTAGGTACTGATTCATCTGGAAAGGTGGTGGGACGAGAACTAGCAAGTGGATCACCTGGTCAAACTTACTTCGGTGATGATGGCAAGATACGAAATGATGAGGGTGAATTGCTAGAAGATGAAGTGAAAGTAGTTGAGGACACAGTAGTAAAGAAAGTCAAATTCCAATAAAAGAAAAGAGGAAACTAAATGCTAACAGAATTTTTAAACAGATTATTAGAATTAAAACGACCTGAAACTGTAGATATTAAAGGCCAAACATTCAGTACTGAACGTTTGCATCTTATTCCAGACAGCCCATCTGTAGATGCAATTGAAATCCACAGTTTAACAGGAGTCGTTGATTACATTAAATCGAATTTTGACAATCGTAGCAAGTTATTAATTCATATCGAGTCGCCAACAAGATTGGAACTAATCGATTCACTAGATAGCACAAATAATCGCAGGGTGTTCCTAAAATCCAAAGCAATTTTACCTGAAATCACCTTTGATCGCTTTGTAGATCGTGAGCATTTCCAAATTATGATGCAAGCAAATTTTGTTGAAACACCTGACAAAATCAAGGTGCTAGACATCATTAGTCATATACATGTTGACCAAGGTTCAGCCCAAGTAAAAGACAATGGATTAACTCAAACAGTTACTGTAAACGCAGGCGCAGCATCATTAAGTAATGAAACATTACCAGAAAAAGTTATGTTAAAGCCATTCCGTACTTTTTCAGAAGTACCACAGCCACCATCTGATTACATTTTAAGATTAAACAATCAAGGAAATGTGGCTATTTTTGAGGCAGATGGTGGTTCATGGCAACTAGAAGCAATCGAAAACATTGCGGAGTTTTTCCAAAAAGAATTAACAGAAGAAATAGAAGCAAAAAACATTCACGTATTGCGTTAGAAACAAAGGGGCCGTATTATACGGCTCCCAATTTTTAAACAGGAGGTATAAATGTGCGTTATTTTGAAGTAGTAGAGCCGTACTATGCATTGCTAAAAGCTAAAAATCCAAGCAATGCAAAGGAAATGTATACAGAAAAATTCAAAGAAGTTACACCAATTACAGCTGATGAATTACTAGAAATGAAAGAGGTACCAGTGGAGTACGCATCCATTGCTTTCAGCAGATCCTTAAATGACAAAGAAATACCGTTAGAAGCAATAGTGCAAAAGCTAACTAATCGTACTGAAGCAATTCTAACGATAGATGGTTGTGTTATATGAGACAAAATAAAAATAGCACACTAGGGCAAGTAGTGAGCTATCAATTCAAAAGTATTGTAACGAGATTATTATAGCATTTAATCTTTTTATCACCAAATAGAAAAATTAAAGGGTGAACGAAATGAAAAAGGACACATGGATATTAAAAGAACAGTTAGACACGCCACTTTGTGATGTGTTTCCTGGAACAATAACAAATGGAACAGTTCGACAATGGGTTGTGATCACAGAATTTGTATTAGGTATTGCACCTGCCAATTTAGATGTCATGAGCTATGAAGAGCTTAATAAATACGTTGATTCTTTGGATGAAAAGTTGAAGAGTTTAGAAAGCTGAGGAGAACGTGTACATCGTACCATTCAGCAAAAGTTAACTGCTAAAAAAAGAATGTCAGGGAGGTGTAACGTGCATGGCAAGTCGCAATAAGCATAAAGTTCTTACTCGTTCTAATAAAAAGACAATTATTCAGCATGGTGAACTCACACGCATTTTAAACGCGACAGAAATTGCACAATGGCATCACATTACTAATAAGATTGAACGCTTTGATGAAAAAGAAGAACAACGTTTAAAAATTACTCAATAATCATTTAGAACATTGTTCAATTCGAAGGGAGCAGAGTGAATGTATTTTATAGCTGATGGAGAATTAACATCAAGAGGTGAATTTGTTTCTTCATACTCTAAAGGTGATGAAGTGAAAGTTTTAAAAGAAGAAGAGAACCTACTCCAAGTTGTAATTATGACAGGAAATTCTAAAGGCAAGGCCGCATACATTGACGCTAATTTAGTAAGTAAGTAATAAGTTATTCGACAGGCATTGTGCAGCATTGTTGATGCAGGTGATGAAATTTGGGCGATTATCACAACAGCTAAAAGATCATACACGCTAACAACAATTAATTTTGACTGAAAGGAGCCTTTAAATAATGAGAATCTTATCAGAAATCATTGACGATATGATTGAGGGGAAAATGCCAAGTCATGAAGAATGTTACTGGGCGTTACAAGCATACAGATTCATGCTAAATATGGACCATAGACAACTTAGAGAAGAATTGCTAAGTGAATTTAGACAGCCAGAAGTCTTTCGCAAGATGAAAGCAGAGGCATCATTCGATATGTATAAAGGTGCTCTAAATGAATCACCTAAAGAATGGTGTGGTGAACAGTAGTGCAAACAGTAAAAATTTTGATCCAAGTTCTAGCTATTATGTATTGGATAGTTATGGGCCTATTGGTGTTATTTAAAATTTATACACCACCAAGCTACGTTATAGCAGCTGCTTTTATTTTAACAGGAATATCAATGGCCTTACTGATGTTCACTAGTGTTCCAATTACAAAAGTGCATATTCACCATCATTGAGAGTTAGTTGAAAGAAAATGTACAGGAGGACAATTAGTTTGTTGACATTCACTGAATGGTACAAGGTTGTGTATGACGACGAATGGACTGAAAACCATACTTTGATAACATCTACTTTATTGCGATTAGTGGAGGAGTACGAAAAATACTGTGAAATCAATGGATATGATCCTGTTTGGAACGGTTGAAAGATATTGTTCAATACGAAGGGAGAAAAAATAAATGGCAAATCAAACTGTAGGATTTAATTATCATGAAAAGGTAATCACAAATTATTGCAATAGAGCCTACGAAATTGCGAAAAGTAAAGGGTGGCATGATGAAGAAAGAGAAACAGGTACTTTGTTAGCGTTAATCCATAGTGAAGTAAGCGAAGCATTAGAAGCAGATCGTAAAGGCGATGCAGAAAATTTTGTTGAGGAATTAGCAGATGTATGTATCCGTATTTTCGATTTATGTGGTTCTCGTAACATTGATTTAGGAAAAGCTATAGAGTCAAAAATGCTTAAAAATGAAGGTCGTTCATATAAACATGGTGGAAAAGCCTACTGAACAATATGAGGAAAAAACGAAAGGGAGTTATAAAGTGAGTGAAAATCTAAGTAGAGAAGAAATGCTTGCATACCTTGTGGCTTTTGGAAAATGTGCATCAGAATACTACACGCAACTTAATGATGATAGATTAAAACAAGAGTATGAGGATACAAGAAACGCATAAAAAAAGAGCAGCAGTCACCTACTACTCAGCCAAATTATACACTAAAAGTATATCATATCTATTTGTATAGTAGGCTATAAAGGAGGATTTTATGCAATCAAATGTAACAGAAGCAGAAAAAAACAGAGCACTTTTAAGTGGTACTAACCACTTAACTAGTGAAGAGTTAAAAGAACTTGCAAATTGCTCTATTGCACTTAGATTATATTTTTTAATTGCAAATGGAACTGATAAAGGTGAACAAGATTTTTATGAAATAGGCAAGCATCTGCATAGCTTTGCTATTCAATTGATTGGAAGGATGGAGTCAAATAAATGAATGAAAAAATGCAGCTGGATGGAATCTATATCGTTCAAGATGGCAAGACAACATATTTAAAGCCGACTGAGCATGGTCAAGACGTTTTAATTTGGAAGAATGGGCAAGTGTTAGACGTTGAAAGAACAGATCGAACTCGAATAAAAACAAGTAAATAATAGTCCTTACGGAAGAACCGACGGGCAACGAACGACAGTGCATAGCAATGTATTGAGTTTGTTGCTTTTTTTATTTGAAAGGTGGCAATGATAATGATGATAGACATTTTACAGAACATCGATGGGAAAGCGACACAAGAAGAAATCGAAGCCACACTTAGGCAATACCGCACGTTCATGCTAACTACTCCAGATGAATTCATGCCTTCCATAACGGCTAAATACACACTTGAAATGCCTACATTCTCCAATATAAAACAGTCAAGTGTGGAGATGGCAGCCATTAAAAGCGTAGATCATATTAAAGAATGCGAACGCTTTTTCACCTGGTTTAATCGTGGCTTATGCAAATTAACAGTAATCGAACGCAGGTTAATCACATTAGCATACTTAGAAATGGAACCCATGTACAACTATGAAATATGTACAGAATTAAATGTGTCTGAACGAAAGTTTTATCGTATGCGTACCACAGCATTGTATAAATTGGCGTTAGCTTTAGGGAAAGAAGTATACCAGGAGAACGAGGGGGTTGTGCAATGAATTTCGTTCAACCGATTCGAGATATGGATAAAGTGGTGGACGTACAAGAATTTCTGGCCAGTAAGAATAAAAGAGATGAATTATTATTCTGCTTTGGCATTTATACAGGATTACGCATAAGCGATATTCTCCGTGTAAAGAAGAGTGATGTGTACAATAAAGATGTCTTTTACGTTACAGAGATGAAAACAAAAAAGTCCAGGAAAAAAAGCCGAACAGTGATGAGTAAAACACGTATCATCATTGTTCCTGAACTAAAAAAAATGATTAGTGCCTATGGCAAAGAGTTAAGGGATGAAGAGTATTTATTCAAGTCAAGGCAAGGGAAAAACAAACCCATCACACGTGTAAGAGCCTATAACATTTTAAGGGAGGCAGCCCTTGCATGTGGGTTAAGTGAAATTGGTACCCATACATTAAGAAAAACATTTGGGTATCATATTTACATGGATTCAAAAGATGTAGCTTTACTACAGGATATATTTGGCCATAGCTCAGAACACATTACATTACGTTATATAGGGGTCAACCAGGAGGCAAAGGATAATGCACGTAGAAATTTACGCTTCAAACGATGAGAGCAATCTATGAAAAATGGATTGCTTTTTATTTTGCCCATTAACGGAAGGATGGAAAGATTTCTATCTATTCAATACATTAGAGGACTAAAGACATTGCTTCAATATAGCCATGTAAAGCTCAATTTAGGGAGTTGCTATGAAGCCACGCTGTGAGCGTGTTTAAAGGGGCTACAGGAGCTTAACAGAATATAAGATATGTTAAGGTGAGGGATACAAGAAAAACGCTGTAAAAGGCTTGTATTGCCTTTAGGAAAGAATGTTGGATGTCACAAACATGGCAGGATTTTGGCAGACTATTGGCAGAGATTCTAATTTTAACTGTGCTAGTATGTTAGTATGCAATACGTAAATATGAATGATGACAATACAAATACGAAAGGGGCATATACATGATGAAGCAAAGCAAAGTAGACGCAATGAATGAGGCAGTAGCAGATTTTATTATTAAGAAGGTGGAGTCATTAAATCCAGACTTAGCAACAGATCGTGAGCTATCATCACTTGCAGAGCTAGTAAGAGTAGTGAATGTTGCACCTAAGACAGTTCCATTAACTGGAGTAGCTGTTGGTGAACCTATTAAGCCATACAAAAAGAAGCGACACAGATAATTCTGTATCGCTTTTTTATTTTGTTGGGTCCTCCTAGGACATAAAGCCAGCTTGCGGGTCTCGCGATCCCCAAAATCGGGCTAGATATATGAGGGAAATAAGCGTTCCTTCCATCCTAAAAGAAAGGGGGGTGAGAATGTGAGTGAAACAGCAAAAACAAAATTGGATGAAAAAACAGTCGTTAATACTAAGACGATTGCCAAAATGTTCAATATGACAGAACGTAATGTTCGTTACTTGGTTGAGGAAGGTGTTATTTCTCGTGTTACTCATGGACGTTATGACCTCATAGATACAGTGAGCCGATATATTACTTTTCTTAAAATGTCTTTTGATGGCATGGATGAAAGCAAGGTAATGGAATCACTAGAATATGAGAAATGGCTACATGAAAAAGCAAAACGAGAAAAGGCAGAGATTGAATTAGCCCATATCAAGAAAGAGATGCATAAAGCTGATGAGGTTGAGAAGGTTCAGAATCATATGGTAATGGCATTCCGTTCTAAAATGTTATCTCTCCCATCTAAAGTAGCATTGCAGTTGGCCAATAAAGATGATCCTAAATTGATTGAAGCAATTCTGGAAAGGGATATACATGAAGCTTTGTCAGAGATGGCAGAGTATAATCCAATGCAATATTTCATTGAGGATGATATAGAAGTAGAAATGGTAGGTGATGAAGATGGTTCGAAAACAAACGATGAACCTGTTCAATAAGATAGCAAGCTTGGTAGCACCACCACCGAAATTAACCGTATCACAATGGGCAGATAAACATAGGGTGTTGTCTAAAGAAGCCTCTGCAGAACATGGTCGATGGAATACAGATCGTGCACCTTATCAACGAGAAATAATGGATGCAGTAAATGATCCAGATGTGGATCAAATTGTTGTGATGTCGTCTGCCCAGGTTGGAAAGTCGGAGATCATTAACAATATTATTGGTTATCATATTGACTATGATCCAGCACCAATGCTCTTGATGCAGCCAACCCTTGAAATGGCAGAGGCTTATTCCAAAGATCGTATAGCTTCAATGATTCGAGATACACCAGCACTTTCAAAAAAGGTTAATAGTCCAAAAGCAAAGGATGGTAACAATACCCTCCTTCAAAAGAAATTTGCAGGTGGCCATTTAACGCTTGTGGGTGCAAATTCACCTGCAAGTTTGGCATCACGTCCAGTTCGTATCGTGTTGGCCGATGAGGTAGATCGATTCCCACCATCAGCAGGTGCAGAAGGTGATCCATTAGCACTTGCACAGAAGCGAACAAAAACGTTCTGGAACAATAAGTGGGTATCAGTTTCAACACCTACAATTAAGGGAGCATCCAGAATTGAAACAGAATATGAAGAAAGTACAAAAGAACAGTGGTGTGTAGCATGTCCAAGTTGCGGATTTTTCCAACCATATAGTTGGCCGCAAATTCGATTTGAAACAGTTACGATGGAATGTGTAGAGTGCAAAACGCAACATACAGAAGTTGAGTGGAAATCCCGACCAGGTCGCTGGATTGCAAGAAATCCAGGAGCTTCAAAACGTGGCTTTCATTTGAATGCACTTGCATCACCATGGGAAAGATGGTCAAAAATCATAGCAGAATTTAAAGAAGCCAAAAGAAAAGGTATGGAAACGCTAAAAACATGGAAAAACACAACACTAGGCGAATCTTGGGAAGAACACAATAGTGAACAAGATCATGCAAGGCTAGTAGCAAGGAGAAAACCATATAATTGTGATATTCCAGAAGGCGTTCTAGTCTTAACTGCAGGTGTCGATGTTCAAGATGATCGTTTAGAGGTTGAAATTGTTGGTTGGGGAATCGATGAAATTAGTTGGGGTATATCCTATAAAATATTTTATGGTGATCCAGGACAAAAAATTGTTTGGGAGCAATTAGACACTTTCTTGCAAAACGAATGGCTTTGCAATGATGGTACTAGATTGACCATTTCAGCGACATGCGTGGATAGTGGAGGACATTATACAAGCGAAGTGTATGATTTTTGTAAGGAACGCGAACATAGACGTGTATTTGCTATAAAAGGTAGAGGTGGAAGTGGTGTACCGTTTATCAATAAACCATCAAAGGTTGGTCGTCAAAATGTCCATTTATTCTCTATTGGTGTTGATGAAGGGAAAGATTTAATTACGTCACGATTAAAAATTGAATATGAAGATAAACCAGGCTATTGTCATTTCCCTACAGAAGCTGAAAAGGGATATGATGAAGCCTTTTTTGTTGGCCTCACATCAGAGTATAAGAAAACACTTTGGATAGGTGGAGTACCAAAGCAAAAATGGGTGAAACGAACATCTGGAATAAGAAACGAACCATTAGACTTGCGGAACTACGCAACTGCAGCATTAAGAATCTTAAATCCTGATTTGCAGTATCTAAAGGACCACAAATTGAATGGCAGTGTGTTTACTCAAACGGTAAGGCGTAAAAAAAAAGAAGAACTATTTCGAAAGGTTTGTAGCATATGGCATTTTCTGTTCAAGAAATAAGAAAGCGACTACAAATGTGGCTCGATGCAGAAGAAGCAATTGCAAATGGCCAAAGTTATTCAATCGATAACAGGCGATTAGAGCGTGCTAATTTGGCACAAGTCCGAGAACAAATAAAGTTTTGGAAAAAAGAATTAATACAAGCAGAGGAAAAAACAAGTGGCCGTAGTAAAAGGCGGGTCATAAGGGTAGTTCCACGTGATTTGTAGGGAGGGATAACATTCATGAATCTTGTAGATAAGGCAATAGCAATGGTATCTCCAGAGCGAGCCCTAAAACGTGTTGGAGCACGAAAAAGATTAGACATTATGAATACTGGTTACTCAAACAGTGGTGCTAGTAGGCGTAAAAAATCTATGCTTGGTTGGTTGTTTAAAGGTGGCAGTACAAAAGAAGATATTGATGAAAATTTAGATACCCTGCGACAACGTTCCAGGGACCTATATATGAATACACCACTAGCGACAGGCTCCTTGAAAAATATTCGCACAAATGTAGTCGGTGGAGGCTTGGTGTTAAATGCACGAATCGACCATGAATTTTTAGGTTTAACAGAGGAAGAAGCTGATGAATGGGAAACAACCGTGGAACGTGAATTTGCATTGTGGTCTGAATCTATTTTGTGTGATGCCCTCCAAATGCATGATTTTTATGAATTACAACAGTTGTCCTTTTTATCTTTTTTAATGTCAGGAGAGGTATTTGTATTATTGCCATACCGTTATCATGGTCATCATTCTTATGGTTTAAGAGTACAGCTCATTGAAGCAGATCGTATATCCTCCCCATCAGGAAATAATCCAAACATTATTAATGGTGTTGAGGTGGGTAAATATGGTGAAGTAGTTGCTTATCATATTCTAAATCACCATCCATTAGCAACCTCTACTGGCAAAAAAGAGTGGCAAAAAGTAGAAAAGTTTGGAAGGAAAACGAACAGACAAAATATTCTACATTTGATGGAATCAGAGCGTCCTGAACAGCGTAGGGGTGTACCCATTTTAGCACCTGTTATCGAGTCACTGAAACAATTGGATCGATATACTGAAGCAGAATTAACAGCAGCATTGGTATCTTCTTTATTTACAGTCTTTATTGAAACAAAAGGTGAAGAAGGTAGTAGTAGTCCAATTTTTGGTGAAGCTATCGCTGAATCCGAACAGGTAGATAGAGAAGATGAATCCAGTTATGAATTAGGAGCAGGTGCAATTATTGCATTAGAAGAAGGAGAAAAAGCTAGCACATCCAATCCAGCTCGAAACAATGCTTCTTTCGATCCTTTTGTAGTAGCTGTTTGTCGTCAAATAGGTTCAGCGTTAGAACTGCCTTACGAGGTCCTACTTAAACACTTTACTAGTTCTTATTCTGCATCAAGAGCAGCGCTAATTGAAGCTTGGAAAATGTTTAGAATGAGGCGTAAATTTATGGCTACACGCTTTTGTCAGCCAATATATGAGGAATTTTTAACAGAAGCTGTTTTACTTGGCCGTATTCATGCACCTGGTTTTTTGACGGATCCACTTATTCGAAAAGCTTATTGTGGTGCTGAGTGGAATGGTCCAAGTCAAGGGCAACTAGATCCACTGAAAGAAGTTAATGCTGCTGTAATTAGGGTAGAGAACGAATTTAGTACACGAGAAAAGGAAACAGCAGAACTTACAGGTTCAAACTATTGGAACAACCATGCGCAGCGTATACGAGAGGAAAAGGCACGTAGAGAGGCAGGTTTAGATTCCAACTACACAGAGATTATGAAAAGTGCTCTTCAACAAAAGGAGGTGAAAGAAGATGGCGAGGATTGATATTCGAGGGGCGATTGTATCAGATGGTGAACAGTGGATTTATGATTGGTTTGATGTTCCAGCTGTAAGCCCTAAACGTGTCATGCAACAAATTGATAGAGCAATTTCTAGTCAAGACAAAGAATTAATCGTTAACATCAATAGTCATGGTGGATCTGTATATGCAGCATCAGAGATATGGTCACATATAAAAAAATTTCCTGGTGATTCAGTTGCAGAAATTACAGGTGTATGTGCTAGTGCAGCATCTATTCCAGCATTAGCAACAAAACGTACTGTAATAGCTCCTGTTGGGGCTTTAATGATTCATAATGCATCAGTGGTAGCGCAAGGTGATTATCGAGAAATGGAAGCAATGAAACAACTTTTAGTACAAACAAATGAAGCGATTATGCAAACATATAAGGAAAAAACCAAGAAGTCAGATGAAGAGTTGAAGCAAATGATGGATGCTGAAACTTGGATGAATGCTCAACAAGCATTGGAACATGGTTTTGTAGATGAAATCATGTTTGCTAAAGAGATGGGTATTGTGGCTTCAAATACAGATGTAGGTGCTAACGGCTTTTTACCAAAAGAGGTAATTGAAAAGATGCACAATTTACGTGCTGCAGATCCAAATATGTTGATAAAAAACAGTGCTTCGACAGGCGGTCCAGTACCAGAGCCAGAAGCAGAAGGAGAGGGTCAAAAAATGGACTTACAAGAATTACAAAACAAACACCCTGAATTAGTAGAGCAAATTCGTAATACAGCCAAGAATGAGGCTGTTGCTGAAGAGCGTAAACGTATTCAAGACATTGAAAATTTTGCACAACCAGGTATGGAGAATATTGTTAATAAAGCGAAATTTGAAACAGGTATTTCAGCAGCTGAAACAGCAATGGAAATTTTAAATGCACAAAAGGAACAAAACAAAGTGCAAATGAAAAACCGTATTGAAGATGCAGTTGAATTAAATAATATTGCTGCTGAAGAAGCACCAAAAAACAGTGATGACAAAGAAGTAGATGCATTAGTAAACAAAGTTTTTGGAACAGGAGTGAATTAAATGCCAATTTTAGAACATGAAAACTTACTCGCAGGATTTCAGTCTGATGTAGTGACAGAACCAATTACAGTAGCTCCAGAACAAGAGCTTTCAGTTGGCCAAGTATTTGCTTTAAATGCAAGTGGCCAAGCTGTTTCAATGAATGCAGAAAGTGTTGCCAGTGACGTTTATGGCATTATGGCAGATGCAGTAGCTACAGCTACAGGTGAAACAAAGGAAGCTGTAGGTTATAAACGTGGTGAATTTAATGCTCGTAAAATTATTTTACCTGAAGGAACAGATGCTGTTCTTTATAAAAAAGCATTAAGCAATATTGGAATCACATTACGCAATACAGTACCTGCAGATCCACAAGGGGAGGAATGATCAAATGCCAGTGAATTTATTTGAGACTCGAACAATGTTAAAGTTTTCGGAACGTATGCCACGTGTAACAACATTTTTACGTGACACGTTATTTACAGAAAAAGAATTATCACCTACAAATAAGGTTGATGTAGACATTAAAAAAGGCCGTGCCAAGGTTGCTCCGTATGTTAGTGAAAAAATCGGCGGTAAGGTTGTAGAAAACAGCGGCTATCGTACAGAAACTTTTGAGCCGCCGTTAGTTGCACCAACAACTGTGACAACAGCAGCTGATTTACAAAATCGTACAATGGGAGAAAATTTGTATTCTTCACGTACACCAGATGAACGTGCTGCCGAAAAACTAGTGAAGGATTTAAAAGAGCTTGACACAATGATTACACGTCGGGAAGAAGTAATGTGCGCACAAGCAATCTTTGATGGTGAAATCACGGTTAAAGGCGAGGGTGTAGATTATGTTATCTCGTTTAATCATACAAATCGTGAGGCATTATCTGGGGCGAATTTATGGAGTGCATCAACTTCGAAAAAATATGCTGATTTTAAACGTTGGGTACGTCTAGTACAAGAGACTGGATTTGTAAATGTAGACATGGTGGTTATTGCTCCTGATGTAACAGACGAATTACTAAAGGATGAAGAAATATTAAAACTTTTAGATGTTCGTAATGTGAATATTGGCGAATTTAAACCTGAAAACTTACCAAATGGCGCAACATATATTGGGACGATTGCAGGTGTAGGTCGTATTTATGAATATGCAAGCAGTTATTATGATGATGTAGATGATAAGGTGAAACCAATTGTACCAAGTGGAACAATTGCATTGTTATCTACAGAGGCAGAATATTCAATGGCATATGCAGCAATTACAATCGCTAAGGATGAGGATTTAGTTACTTATGAGGCAGATCGAGTGCCAGATTCATGGACAGAAAAACGTCCTGCACGTAAGATTTTACAATTAAGCTCTAAACCACTACCGATTCCAAAAGAAGTTAACAGTTGGTTTGTTGCGAAAGTGCTTTAAGGAGGGGCTAGTCAATGATTAGAGCAAAGCATGTTATCCGACACAATGATGTTGTATACAATAAAGGTGCCATTATTGAAGGTTTAACGGAATCTGAAGAAGAGCGTTTAGTGCGATTAAAGTCAGCCGAATATGTCATTTCACCTGAAGAAGAATTAAAAAAGCAGCAAGTGGCCAATGATGTTAAAGTAATTCCACCAGAGCTATTCGAAGAATTAGAAAAAGCACTTGATGAAGAATACAATGCTGAAGAACTAAAACGTGCTGCTAAAGAAGTCGGCGTAGATTTAACAGGATTAACACGAAAAGAGCATATTATTGAGGCAATCATCAATCAAGGAAAAGCCGATGAGCTTTTAGAAGATGATCATGATGAATAAAACGTTTAAAGACTTCATTTTGGAGGATTTGGACGTTTTTTTTAATGATGATGAAATGGCTGATGAACATGAGTTACAGGGAGAAACATTGTTGATAGTGGTGGTAGATAGTCAATCAAACAACGACATCACAGGTTTTCCCAACACACAAATGTACGCATCACAAGAGGTATACAAACAATATAAAACAGTTTATGTTAAAGCATCTGAATTTCATATACCACGTATCGATAGCATTATCACCCTAGATGGTGAAGAGTATTATGTTGAAGATGCTAAGGATGAAAAAGGGATTATCAGAATAGTTCTGAGCCTTAATGAAAGTTAGGTGTTCTTATGATTGAAATCAATGTTCTTCAGATTGAGCGATTAAATCAAATATTTAGAGACACACCAGAACAAATACCCATTGTTTTATCAAGGGCTATAAACAGAGCTGCACAAGCTGGAAGAACGCAAGCAGCTAGAGAAGCAAGGTCAAAATATACAGTTCGGCATGGTGATGTTCTTAAAACGTTAAAAATCAATCGTGCGCATAGAGGTAATTTATACGCTTCTATTAGCTCTAAAGGCGAATTGATTCCTTTAATTGCTTTTAAACCGAGGCAAACAAACAAAGGTGTAAGTGTTGCAGTAAAAAAGGGAGAACGCAAGCAGTTAAAATCGCTATTTCTAACAACAATATCAAATCCAAGGTATTCAGAAATCGCTACAAACGTCTTTGGACGAGTTTCTGCTGAACGGTATCCCTTGAGAGGTCACTATGGCCCATCGATTCCACAAATGATTGAAAATGAGGAATCAATGGCATCTGTTGGTGGCCGAATCGCTGAAGTATTAGATGATCGTGTTAGACATGAAATAGATTTTTTATTAAGGGGTTGATTGTGGGTGCATGGAATAGATTTAGTCGATTCTTTAACCAATTTTTTAGAAGAAAAGTTAAAAGACTTAGAGTTGCCTACAAAATCACCAGAAGTCTATAAATCTCCTAACATTTATGGAGGATATGCACCACCAAAACCAAGCCAAAGAACTGAAGAAGTTGATTCGGAAGGTTATCCATTTGTCATCATTAGATATTTAGGACAAACAGACGTAATTTTTGATAAAAAAACAATGTCTGTACGCTTTGTAGTAGGCACATACAGCAAGGATGAGCAAAATGGTTGGCGAGATAATTTAAACGTCTGGAATCGAATAGAATTGGCGTTAAAAGAGACACAAACAATAGGGCCATTTTCTATAACTGGCAAAATTGAATTGGATCTCTTTGAGGAACAAATGCGCCCTACATGGCATTCTACCGCAATAGTAGAATTTGAAGCACCACAAATTCAAGTAGATAGGAGTGTATTAGAAGATGACTTCTAAAATTGAAAATGAAAAAGCAACACCAAAACAGGTTGGTGATGCAATCAAAAAGGCATCTGCTGAAACAAACGCAGATGTCTTAATTTATGTTGGTCCAACAACCAAGCAACTAACACAATATGCGACTTTTATTGGTGGTAAACCTGGTCACATGAAAGAGCATTTTGAAAAATGCAAAGTACTAGAAAAGCTATTCATTACAACAAACGAGTTTGAAAGCTTTGAAAAACAACTTTCGGATACTAATTCGGTTGAAAGCACGCTGTTCAAAAAAGTAAAAGAATATTTCCAGAATGAGGTGAAATAATTATGGCATTTCGACATGGCTCCCGAGTAACTGAAGCGCCAACATCCTTAATGACACCTGTGGTTGCAACAGCTACTTTACCTGTAGTTTTTGGTACAGCACCAGTTAACCTTGCTAAAACACCTCACATCAATCAAATTGTTGTAGCTTATTCGTTTGGTGAGGCGCAAGAGGCATTGGGTTATTCGGACGATTGGAAGAACTATACCTTATGTGAAGCAATAGATGCAGCATTCCGTCTATTTAACGTAGCGCCAGTTATTTTTGTAAATGTACTAGATCCAGAAAAACATAATGAAGCAGTTAAATTAGAAGTGCCAGTTGAAAATAAAAAGGCAGTGATCACTACAAAAGGTATTTTATTAGATACCTTAAAAGTGAAGTTAAGTGAAGCAGATCAAACAGCCTTAAACTTAGATGTAGATTATGTTGCTTCTTTTGATGAAGATGGCCAAGTAGTCATTGTGCCTTTAATTGAAGCGACTAACTTGTTTGTTGAAGGTACACGAATTGCGCCTGAAAAGGTAACAGCTAATGATATTATCGGAGGTTCAGATGTAAATACAGGTAAGGTAAAAGGCTTGGAATTGCTTAATAGTGTTTTCCCTAAAACGGGGATGGTACCTGGCTTAGTGTTTGCTCCTAAATACGCAAAAAATCCAATGGTTGCAGCTGTGATGAAGGCAAAGGCATCTGTAGTAAACACATATTTTAGAGCTGCATCATTATCAGATATTGATACAGCCGAAGCAGACGTTTATACAAAGGCTAATGAATGGAAAAACAAAAATAATTACACAGGCACTAATGAATTTACTGGATGGCCATTATTAGGGCTAGGTGATAAGGTATATCACTACTCTACACAACTTGCATTTCGTATTGCCAAAACTGCAGCTGAAAATGGCGATTTCCCACATGTCAGTCCATCTAATCAGTCTTTGCAAATGACAAAAATGTTAAATGAGGCAGGCGATGAAATTGATTTGGGGCCAGATCAAGCAGAACTATTAAACTCTCAAGGTATTACAACAGCTCTTAATTTTATGGGTGGTTGGAAATGTTGGGGGAACCGCACAGGGGCATTCCCAGCTAATACAGATGTAAAGGATATTTTTATTCCTGTCCGTCTTACTCATAACTGGATCGCTAATACAATCATTTTAACTACGTGGAGTAAGGTTGATGCACCAATTACACGCCGTTTAATTGATAGTATTTGTGACACTATGAATATGTGGTTCAATGGCTTACAATCGCGTGGTGTTATTTTAGGTGGACGTGTGGTATTCAAAAAAGAAAACAATCCAACACCTGACTTAATCAATGGAAAAATTCGTTTTAACTACTATGTTGCAGAACCTACACCTGCTGAGGACATCGAAAATATACTAGAATTTGATCCAATGTACTATAACAATTTATTTGAATAACAGGGGGAGTTTTGAATGAGTATCATTCCAGAAAAACTGAATGACTTTCGGGTGTTCCTAAGTGGTAAACCTGATTTGAAGGGAGTTGCAGACTTGCAGCTCCCTTCTTTAGAGTTTCTGACAGAAACAGTAAATGGTGCTGGAATTTCTGGCGAATATGAGTCGCCAGCCTATGGCCATTTCCAAAGCATGAAATTTACGATCAATTGGCGTGTAACAAGTGATGAATTACTAGATTTTTATAAACCTGAAGCTATTACTGTTGATTGTCGATTAGCCAACCAGGAATATGATGCCGTGAAAGGGCGTCATCATTTCAAGCCTAATAGAGTACTAGTTCATGGCTTAGTGACAAAAAATGATTTAGGGAAAGTCCAAAAAGGTTCTCCGTACGAGAGTTCAACAGAAATAGAAGTACTTTATTTAAAACTGGAACGTGAAGGAAAAGTTTTACTTGAAATCGACAAGATCAACTATATCTACATTGTTGATGATGTGGATTACACAGCTCGACTACGTGAAGCATTAGGTATGGTCTAAATATAAGGGGGAACAGATGATGAAAACTCAACAACAAAACGAACAAGTTTTAGGAGAAAACCAAGAGGTAGGAACAATTCAAGAGGTAGGAACAATTCAAGAGGAAATCAAACCAAAAGTAGATAATCCGAATATAATCCACCTGAAAATTAAAAAACCTATTGAGATCAAAGGTGAAAAAGTAGATGAATTAGTTTTGGATTTCACAGATCTCACAGGGAAACACATTTTAGATATTGATACAGAGTTGCGTATGGAAGGGCGACCTGCAGGTTTTGACAGTATTTATAACCAAGAGGCCATGCTGAAGTTGGCTGCTCGTGGAATTGGTTGTGTTCCACCTGAATTAGAAAAATTGCATGGTGCAGATTTCTTTGAATTGCTGTTACAAGTACGAAATTTTTTCATCCAGTGGTAGGCGACCAAGGGGGAGCTAAGGAATTTAGAAGATCCTTTTTAGTCTTGTCTGGGAACCACCATACAAGTATTGAATTTTGGCAGTCTTTAAGTTTGATTGAATTAAGGGCTTGGAGTGAAGCTGCTGCTGAGGAGGTAGACGACAATGGCTAGAAAAGCGTTGGAAATGACTATCGAAATTGGTGGCCGTGTAGCTGGAACGTTAGGAAATGCATTCCGAAGAGCAACAGGTGACATTGATGATTTGCGTAATCGATCACGACAAGCACAACGTGAACTTAATCGTTTAGGTAATGAATTTAGGCAAGGTCGTATTACGCAAGAGCAATATGCGCTAGCGACAGCTCGTATTACTAGAGAAATGCGACAACTAGAAGGTGCTCAACGTCGTATAAAAGCTATTAGCGGTACTCTCCAAAGTGGTTTCAATACAGGCAAGGCTGTAGCTGGAATTGCTGCCATTGGAACAGCTACTGCAGTTGCAGCCACAGCAATGTCATCGCTAAATACAGCATCTGATTTCCAAGCGCAGATGGCCAAAGTTGGGGCTAAAACAGAAGCAACTAAAGAAGAAATGAAAGCCTTAAATCAAGAGGCTTTACGTTTAGGTGCGAGTTCGAGTTTATCTGCATCACAAGTAGCACTTGCAATGGACGAGCTTGGGGCAAAAGGTTTTGACGCAACAAAAATTATTTCTGCAATGCCTGGTTTAATTGCAGCTACAGAAGCGTCAGGTGAAGATTTAGCATTAGTTTCGAACGTTGTAACATCAGCTATCAATGCCTATGGTATGGAAGCAACAGAAGCTACTCGTGTTGCTGACGTTATGGCCATGAGTGCTAATAAGACAGCTGCAGGTGTTGGGGATTTAGGATATGCATTTAAGTATGCAGCTCCAGTTGCTAATACATTGGGTATTAAGCTTGAAGAATTAGCAGCTGCAACAGGTTTGTTGGTTGATAAAGGACTCGCAGGTGAACAAGCAGGGACAGCATTGCGTATGTCTTTAATTCGACTTTCAAAGCCTCCAGCCGAGGCTGAAGCAGCATTAAAAGAATTAAACATTACAGCTACCGATTCAAAGGGTAAATTTAAAAACCTAGCTACGCTTGCAAAAGATTGGGAAAAGGCCACAGCCAAGCTTACTGAAACGCAAAAAGTACAGTATGCAGCTACGATTTTCGGTGTTGAAGCATCTACTGCCATGTTAAGTCTATTTGGTTCAGGTCCAGAAAAAATAGATGAAATGACGAAGGCTTTAGAGAATAGTGGTGGTGCAGCCGCAAAAACAGCCGCAATTATGAAAGATAATTACGCAGGTGCGAAAGAGCAAATGTTTGGAGCTCTCGAATCTGCTCAAATCGCTTTAGCTACACCTTCATTAGATGTTCTAAAAGATACTATGCAAGGCTTAACTGGAATGATTGAGGACGGCATGCCAGCAATTGAGGCTGCAGGTCAAAAAATAGCAAATGGTTTACGTGATATTTTGGAGCCATTTGCTACAGTAAAGCCAGAGTTAACACCTGAAGTTCGCCATGATCCAGAAGCTTTCAAAGCGTATGAAAAAGAACTAGCGAAATTCAACCATTTTAATGGGATGGATTTTGGCGATAAAGTCATCTATATGTTGGATACTGCAACTGGAAAAATGGAGACATGGTTAGGTGGTAGTGGTGGCGAGGCAATGACACGTATTTTCTCCAAATTAGGAGAAATTGCATTTCAAGCTTGGCTAGGTGCATTTACAGGTTCGCTGAAAGCTGCAGGCAGTAACTTGATGGATGGAAATGTAGGTGGAGCAGTTGGCATGGGTGCAGCTGCTTGGATGTTAGGTGGAGGCGCTATGGTAAAAGGCGCTGTTGGTGCAGGTCGTTGGGCAGTAGGGAAAATTGGTGGACGATCCACTGCATCTGCAATGCCAGCACCTACAGTTGGCGGTTCTGCTGGAACTACACCAATGATTGGTCCATCAAGTACAGGCACAATCACAGCACATGGGCCAACAGCAACGGCATCAAGTGGTCCTACACCAATGATCGGTCCGTCACAAACAGGTACAATCACACCGCGAGTTCCAACAGCGACAGCGACTACAGCACCGATGATTGGACCATCACAAACTGGAACGATTACACCACGTGTACCAACAGCAACGGCATCTGCTGCTCCAGCAGCCAGAACGCTAGGAAGTATGGGTAAAGCAGCATTTTCAACGCTAGGTAAAGTAGCAAGTAAAGCTATGTTGCCTCTAACTGTAGCATCCGAAGCTATATCTATTTACAAATCAAATGACAAAGTAAAAGCAACTAGTGAATCAGCTGGCGGTCTTGCAGGTGGTCTTGGGGGCGCTAAACTTGGTGCTGCTATTGGTACAGCCATCGCACCAGGAGTCGGGACAGCGATTGGCGGCCTATTAGGTGGGGCTGTTGGTTACTTTGGTGGTAAATGGTTAGGTGGTAAAGCAGTAGATACTGTACGTGGAGATAGTAATGCAAAAGCTTCGAGTGCGCCAGCACCTACGCCAAAAACATCAGATAAAGCAACTTCGCAGACGTTAGATACAGCTAAATTAAACACTTCCATGGCACAGCTTTCAACAACATTAGATACTGCTAATACATCATTTGCAACCATAAGTACATCATTCACCAAGTTGCAAACAAGTGCTACTACCACTGCTGTAAACATGGATAATTTAACGATGTATTCTGGTCAAGTAAGTACAAACTTTGTCACATCGTTTTTCTCATTAAAAACATCAACAGATCTTTCAGCCTCAAACATGGCTACATTAGCATCAACGATTGGGCAAGCTAGTGGTTGGATTAGCTCTCTTTCTGGCATTCAAACGGCTGCTAATGCTGTTATATCATCATTAAATAGTTTCAAAGCTCGTATTGACAATGCACAAGTCCCAACAAGTGGTGGTGCAACATCAAGGAGGACGGCGTATGAATAGTTATACAACCAGTCAAGGTGATACATGGGATTTAATTGCATATAAACTTTGGGGGAGCGAGTATTTGCTCCCTCTTTTATTAGAAGCGAATCCGGAACATCGGCATACATTGTTTTTTTCAGGAGATGTAGTGTTAAATGTGCCTGATATTGATACAGCTATTTATACACCTCGCCCTGCATGGCTAGCAGAGGATGATGATCTATGAGTAATGCTTTGTTTGCCAAACGAACAGTTTTGGATCTCGATTACAACCATACAAACATAACAGCACAGCTGGAGCAGCATTTATTGGATTGGACGTTTACAGACAATTTATCTGGTGAGATTGATGATCTCAATATCAGATTAGAAGATACTGATGCACTTTGGTTAGGAACATGGTTTCCTTCTAAGGGATCCTTGCTTGAACCTACAATAATTAGGACGTATTGGGCAGATAATCCGATAAAAACGAAGTTAGGAAAATTTGAAATCGATGATATATCAGGTGCTGATTCGGTTATAACTATTAGCGCTCTAGCTACGTCAGAATCAAATAGCCTACGTGGAGAAGAAAAATGCAAAGCGTGGGAAAAAGCAACGTTAAAAAAGGTCATTGGAGATGTAGCCAGAGCAAACAAATTAAAACTTGTTTGGCAAACATCAGATAATCCAAAAAAGGACCGTTATGAACAGGAGAACGAAACCGATCTAAAGTTTATTTTCCGACTTTGTAAAGATGAAGGTCTTTGTTTGAAACTCTCAAGTAATACACTTGTTGTGTTAGATGAAAGCGATTATGAAAAACAACCAGTTGCAGAAACGATTCGTAGAAAGAGCAAGGAAACGGATGTCATAAAGGTAATAAAGCGTTCTTTTAGGAACACACTCACAGATACCTATAGAGCATGTCGTGTTACAAGTCATAATGCAAAGAAAAAGAAAACTATTTCAGCTACTTTTTCAGCACCAAAAGCGCCAAAAGTAGGCAGAACATTGGTCATAAAAGAAGATGTCAAAAGTGTAGCTGAAGCACAAAGATTAGCAAAAAAGAAATTACGTGAAAAAAACAAAAATGCTACAACCATGACATTAGATGTCATTTCCAACATGCATATCGATGCTGGAATGACTTTTAATCTTGTGGATTTTGGCAAGCTAAATGGCAAATACATTGTTACAAAAGTGGTCTATACTCAATCTTCTGTAACACTTGATTTAAGACGTTGCTTGGAGGGATATTAATGAAAATGGAAGAATGTACTGTAACTGCAGTTTTCCCAGAGCGTGGCACTGTACGAGTGAAACGAGAACAATCGGATGGAATAATTTCTGCAGAGTTACCAATCGTGTTTCAATGGACATTAAAAAATCAAGAGTATACTATGCCAGCAATAGATGAGCCTGTCATTTGTATTTTTAATGGGTCGGTAGGATATGTATTAGGTGCCATCTATAGTGATGTTTCAACGCCACCAGTTAAAGATGTAAACAAGCATTATATACGTTTTGAAGATGGTAGTTTTATTGAATATGATGCAAAGGCACATCAATTGTTTGTAAAGATTGAAGGTGAGTTGAACATAGAAACAAAGGGGGTAGTGACAGTGAATGGGCAGACACTAACTCTTAATGGGAGTTCATCCACGGATTAAAGGAAGGTAATCTGAATGGCGAAAATAGGTAGCTTTGCAGATGTTGTATTTGAAGTATCAACCAAAAGTGTATTAACATTTGATGATTTTGAAAGAACCAATAGTCCACGATGGCAAGAACATGCTGTACTTGGTCAAAAACCAATATTAGAATATGAAGGTCCTTCTGCTGATACAATTTCTTTCACCATATTGCTTAGAGCTGAACTAGGTGTGAATCCTGGGAAACAGTTATCAAGGTTACGCAATTTTAGCCTTAGTGGTAGAAAGGGCTTGTTCATTCGTGGTAATATTCCTATTTCTACAAACTACTTTGTCATTACAAATATTCGTGAAAGACATCGAAATATTGACCAACGAGGAAATGTATTGTTGATTGAGGTGGATTTAGATTTAAAGGAGTACCCAAAAAAGCCTGCCAGTGTATCCACTAAAAAAACGGTTACTTCTAATCAAAAAAACGATAAGGGGGCAACATCTAAAAAAGCAACTGGAACCATGACAATAAATGTGAAGTCGGTTCATATAAGAGGTGGCCCAGGTGTTAATAACAAGGTTATAGGCTATGCAATGAAAGGCGATAAACTAACGGTCTATGGCGAAAAAGATGGATGGTATTCATTGGGTGGTGGCAAATATATTAGCGCTAACGATGCCTATTCGTCTTTTAAGAAAGGATGATATGCGTTGTATGAAGTAGAACCAATGAAAAATATAAAATTCGGTGCGACAGGTGTAGAAGAAATTCTACAGAATGTCGCTTTTATTTTAGCCACACCTATTATGAGTTGCCCTTTAGATCGGGAATTTGGTTGGGATACAGGGATTGATGAACCAATTCAAATTCGCAAAGCGAAAATTGTACACGATGTTACAGAGGCTATTGGTAATTTTGAACCTAGAGCAATTGTTGAATCGGTTGTGGTGGATGGTGATGGCCTTGCTGGAAAACTGACACCAAGAGTGAAGGTGAGAATAAATGACGAATCGATTTAATTTACCAGACTTAAATTTTTTTGAAAAGGATCCTGAACTAATTGAACGAGAGATGCTGTTACATGTGGAAGAACAAACAGGTTTTTCTTTACAACGAGCAGATCCAAGAAGAAAATTCTTGCAAGCTTTAGTTCCTTTTGTATCAATGGAACGAAATCGTTTAGATCATAAATTGAAGCAAAATCGTCTGGCATATGCAGAGGATGATACGTTGTTGCATATGGGCTTTGAAATGTCTACTGAAAGGCTAAGCGCAAAAGCAGCTGTAACAACAATGGCCATTATGTTAGAAGAAGATAGACCAGGAACTGTTATTATTCCTGCAGGCTCGTTGGTAGGTGAAGAACCATTTTTTGCATTAGATGAAGATGTAGTAATCCCCTTGGGTGAAACAGTAGCAATAGTTGGAGCAACATGTATTGAGTTGGGCGAGGTCGGAAATGACTTTTTACCAGGTGAAATTGCTACATTTGTTGAACCAATTGCATATGTGAAATCTGTTCAAAACACCACTATTTCAAGTGATGGAGTAGAAGAAGAATCGGACGATGCATATGCAGAACGTATTCATTTAGCACCTGAACAGTTTTCTACTGCAGGTTCAGAGCTTGCCTATATTTATTGGGCAAAATCTGCTAGTCAGGAAATTGTAGATGCATCAGCAGACACACCTCTTGAGGGTGAAATCGATATTAGAATTCTAATGAGAGATGGCCGACTACCAACAGAAGAAGAAATAAAGTTGGTCGAAGAGACAGTTTCATATAAAAAAGTGCGTCCTCTTACTGATAAGGTATCGGTAGGAGCTCCGACTGTAGTTAGTTACGAGGCTGTTGTAGAATATTGGATTTCTCGTAAGAACGCCACAATAGCAACAATAATCGAAGGACAGGTAAATTCAGCATTTCATGAATACCAGGTATGGCAGCGTGAGAAAATGGGACGTGATGTAGACTTATCAGAATTGATAGCACGTTTAAAACGAGCAGGAGCTTCACGTGTGGCAGTTAATTCTGAAATGTTTATAGAGATTGGGAAAACAGAAATTGCACATCCAACACTCACGTCATTAACTTTACGAGGTTTAGCTGATGATTGATATGAATATTTATAAAAAGTTGCTGCCATATAGCTTGTCACAGGATCCTGTGTTAGTAGCCATGTTTGAAGCACTCGTAATTCAACTTAAAGAGGCTTATGATGAGGCTGATTTGCTTTATGATTTGGTCAACATCGATAAATTACCAGAGCCGTTACTTGATGTAATCGCATATGAAAAGCATGTTGATTTTTATGATAACCAATTAACTATTGAGCAGAAACGTGAGCTCATCAAATCATCAATAAGTTGGCATCGGAAAAAGGGAACACGCTGGGCAGTAGAGCGTGTTGTGTCTATTGTTTATCCAAATGCTAATGTATATGAATGGTTCGAATATGATGGCCATAAATATCGTTTCAAAATTGAAGTGGACGAACCTTTTATCGCAAACAAAGACATGAAACGATTACGTGAATTAGTGGAAGCTACGAAAAATAAACGTTCTTGGCTCGAATACATCGCTATAAAAATGCCACAAACGCAATATATCGAACTTGAATCTGATCATTTTCACTACCCTATATACTTGCCGATATGTGGGACGTTTCATTGCGAAGGTGTACCTGGTGCAGCTACTGATAAAGCACTTGAAATGAAGTCAGAGAATTACACATATCCAGTCTATCTGCCGATATGTGGGGAAATTCATACAAATGAGGTGATAGATTTATGGTAACGAAGATTGTCATTGATCGTACATTACAATTTTTAAAAGAAATGGCCAAACAAGCTGTAGTTACAATAGATGGACAAGATAGCATTGTGTCTTTCCATTCACAAGAAATTATAAAGGATACAGTAAAAACTTATGTTTATATAGAAAATGGTCATGGCCAAGTAACTGCAGCAAAGCTAGTTGATGCACAAGGTATTGAATTAGATCGATATACTACCTCAATTGAACCAAGTGAGGATGGTTTAATGATAGTCTTTACACTGTCAATCACATTGAAAGGAGAGCTACAAGCATGAGTTTGATAGTCTCAAATAAATATGAATTAATATATTGGCGTGACCGTATCTGGAAAATAGGTCCTGATGGCAAATTAATACCGCAACGGGATGAAAATAATCAGATCATCAACAATCCACTTACTGGTCAACCCGAATATGAATATATTGAAGATGGAACACGTGTAAATGCTAAACGACTAAACCATATGGATGAAGGGATCTATTCAGCCCATGATTACATTGTTGAGTTAAAAGCAACAATCAGACGAATGCAAATCCAAATGGAGCTGGATGGTCGAGTGCCAGGCAATTCTGGAACATTTGCTGATACGCTCGATGGCAGCTCTAACAAAATTAAATTAGACAAAGCCTTAACGGACATTATCGAGGCTGTCGCAATAGGTACAACTACTTTAAAGGTGGCTAGTGTTGATGGTTTTATACCATTTACGCAAGTCACTATTTTTGATGATGAACACATTGAGAACGTTGTGATCACTGAGGTAGGAACAAACACTATAAAGGTGCAAGCATTAAAAAATGCGTACAAAAAAGGTGCAAAAGTGGCTCGTAGTAATGTGGCAATCGATACCACAAATGCTGAAATGGGCATAGGAGATTGGCAAACATATAGCGTTGAGTTAATGGAGGTGGTATAAGGATGGTGCAATATTATTATGACAAGTTTACATCAATACAGAATAACAATTACACTTATGACTTAACGTCAATAACACAAAACCAATACGCAGCAGCACAAGAGGGCGTGGGTAAGGGCTGTTTAGAGGCGGTTTTTAATGGTTCTTATGCACAAAACACAATATTAAGCGATACTGTTTATAAAAGTTTCAGTATATCAAATGCGGGGGCATTTGTGGGAAGTGGTGCTGTAGCAATAGGATATAGTTCGCTTAAAACACTTAAAGCTATCTACGAAGAAGTAGCAGGAGCGCAAGCTACAGGGGCAACCCAAATAATGGTAGAGGTGACGTCTAGTTCATCGGGTACAGGTTTTTTTACAGTTGAACTACACCGTGGGGGTATGTCCGACGCAAACTACCGAGTCGCTATATCTAAAATAACAACTAGACTTGTTAGTACAACTTACTCAAAAGGCTCATTAGTACAATCCAACATTGCTGCAGAGGACGGCACATATCCAGCAAACGGACGTCATACGGACGGTTTTTGGTACGTTAAAGGTGCAGCAGTTGGGCCGTTACCGCCGGGTACGATAATCAATTCACAATACAATATACGAGGTGCGGAAGCGCGTAGGGTGGTTCAATTGGCGAATGGAACGTTAATCGCAACGACTCAAACGTCCGACACAGGAAACACTCATATTTTCGCATACAAAAGCACAAACAATGGTCTCGCATGGACACCTTTAAATAATATCTATTCTAGAGCCAATAATAGTGGTAATACAGGGGATTTGTATTGGAGTATTGTCGCCTTGGGTAATGAATTTGGTATCGTTGCACAAGCGGAGTATCAGAAAACAGTAGAATTTACTCGATTTACCGAAAATGGTATCAAAATAAATTCTAAGTATATTTACGTTGGTTCTCCAAGTGCGACAGTTTTGTGTAAAGGTGTTTCAATAGCCATCGATCCACAAAACCAAAACATCATGCATGTGGCATGGTCTATTAAGGATAACAATTCTCACAATCTGTTTTATTCCAAAACCGTCGACGGAGGTATTATGTGGTCGTCGCCGGAGAAATTGACGCAATATAATACAGCGGGTCAAGGGTTCTTAAATCCTTCAATTGTTTGTGTCAACGGAAAACCGGTAATTATTTCGTATATAGACAGCACGGTCAATAATCAATACTTGATACATTCTCTTTATTGGGATGGTTCGAAGTGGGTGAGCAAAAATGCGTCATTTACAGATTCAACCAATGTAGCACTTAAAAAGAGTGCGCCATCAGCCGTAGTAGATAAATACGGCGTGATTCATGTCACATGGGATGGGCCAACGGCATCAAGTGTTAAAAACAACATACATTATATATCTAGTCCGGATGGAGGCGTTACATGGACGTCGTTCAAAGCATTAACCAATGTAAGTGGTCTTTTATTGATGGTAGAGCCATCAATCACAGTAGACAAAAACAATACGCTATACATCATGTATGCTGGTACAGATTCGCAAGAAACAACATATAGAGACATTAGATTACTCAAAAAGCAGAGTGGCGGAAATTGGATAGATACTAAAATTGCGGACGAAGGGGTTACGTTGACTAATCCTAGCACATTATACGATCCGTCATTCAAACTATCTTTTGGCGATGCACCGCCGACGATGTATCGATCATCAAATGGTATGAAATTTATCGGAACGTTTTCGACAAATACAGCGCCGACAGTTACATTAATATCACCAGAAAATAACCAAACGTTGTACGAAAACGACACAATCAATATTTCGGGCGATGCCTATGATGCAGACAAAGATCAATCAGTAACAGTTTTCTACCAAATTAATGGGGAGCAAAGAAAGGTTTTAGCAACGAACGTCAGTCAGACACAAATTACATTATCTAAGCAACTCACATTTAAAGGTGGCAAATTGTATGATGGCGAAACTCTACTTACTGGAACACTAGCTGAAGGGGTAGCCCACACGTTGAAAGTTTGGGCAGTAGACAGTGAAAACAGCCAGTCAGCTACTATTGAGCGAACATTCTATGTCGTGCCTAACCGAGCTCCTTTACTATCTGTTGATGCGGTGGTACCTGCAGGTGTAGTTGATACAGACAAATTTAAAATCAGTGGTACATCATCTGATCCAGATGCAAACGCGAATGTTAAAATAACAAAAAAAGTAAACGCTAATAACCCTGTTGAAATCTATAACGGACCAGGCGGTGCATGGGAGTTTGATGTATCACTTGCTGAACTTGTAGTAGGTGAAAATACCATCGTTATTGAAGTAATAGACAACTATGGTGCTAAGACAAGTAAAACAATAAAACTTAAAAAGAATGAAATTAAAACGCCTATTTTGCATGCTGTAGCGAGGTACAAAATTACACCTCCTGCTGGTTCTGCAAAGGGCGTTTTATTATTCATTGAGCGAGACGAGGACATGGATCTAACAGTTGAGTTATCTATGACGTTAATAGGCGAGCAAGAGCAGTATGAAACGCTAACAGCCAATAACACAGCTCCTATGCCTAACACTAATGGCATTGTTGAGGATACTTTTTATTACGAGGCCACTGAGCCAAAAGATAACATCATTTTGAAAATCTCTACAACACGGCCAGATGCAACAGTTAATCATAAAATCCACTTACTATCGGGGGCGGTTGAGTAATGCAAGTTAAACATCGTGACGAAAACGGCCAAATAAAAGAACCAGTACAAGTTGGATCAACACCAAACATTGATGCACAAGTTGCAGCACTTGGAATGCAGTTAACACAACAAATACTAGTTGGAATACAAAAGGATGCAATTATTAATGGACTTGGCGCACAAGTTGCACAAATGAAGCTTGAATTGATTGCACTGAAAGGAGGTGAAGTATGATGAACTTTTGGAAAATGGCGTACAACATGAAGTGGGTTACAGCCGAGCAATTACGTCTAGCTGTAATTACTGAAACTAATCCGTATGGAGAAATTACTACAGAGGAATACAAGGATATTACCAATAAAGAATTTTAATACGCTGTGAGAGCAATCGAGATGGGTAGTTGTACATGCTACTCATTTTCGATTCGTCTAAGAGGCTTGTAATACAAGCCTCTCAACTATGAATAAGAACTAGTGTTCCTATCCGATTCTATTATTACATATCGGAGGGAAAAAAGATATGAAAATTTGCAACAACACGATTTATAATATGGATTGCTTGGAGGGTATGAAGTTTATACCTGACAAATCGGTTGATATGATCCTTTGTGATTTGCCATATGGCACCACAGCATGCAAGTGGGATTCTATTATTCCATTTGACCTTTTATGGCAGCAGTATGAGCGCATAATCAAAGACAACGGAGCAATTGTTTTAACAGCAAGCCAGCCATTTACAAGTAAATTAATTATGTCCAATCTAAAATTTTTTAGATACGAGTGGATCTGGAAGAAAGGTAGCCATGTAACTGGCTTTCAAAATGCTAATCGCATGCCAATGAAAAACCATGAAAATGTATGTGTTTTTTATAAAAAGCTACCAACCTATAATCCACAGGGTGTGCAACACATTAAGCCTGTGTTAGTGAAAAATTCGCCTACAATGAAAGTTTTAGGTGATCGTAATGCTACATTGACAAAACCTCATGTTGTCAAAAAGAAAAACTTTCCTAAATCGGTTGTTGATATTCCACGTGATAGTGGTACATGGCATCCAACACAAAAGCCGATAGCATTATTCGAATACCTAATACGCACTTATACAAATGAAGGTGCTGTTGTCTTAGATAATTGTATGGGTGGATTTACTACTGCAGTTGCATGTGATAATACAGGCCGTAATTGGATTGGCTTTGAATTAGAGGCTGAATACTGTGAAAAGGGCAAGGATCGTATTAACGAAAATAGACAAAGTTTAGGATTACAGTACGTAAGTATTATAAAAAGTTAGGAGTCACACCAATGTTAAAGGTGTGGCTTTTAAAATGTAAAAAAAGGAGTGCGTAAAATGGGAGGCATGAATTTGGAGTATTTAGAAGTGGCACATTTATATTTATTTGGTGGAGTAAAATTTCTACATTTATTGCTATTGCTAATGGGTTTAGACATTATAACTGGTGTCTTTAAAGCTTTAAAAATGGGTAACTTGTGGAGTCGTAAGAGTCTATTTGGTTATGCACGAAAATTGTTGATTTTAATTGTAATTGTTACTGCTAATATTGTCGACCAGGTACTGTCGTTAGCTGGAACGCTAACATTTGCGACAGTGCTTTTTTATATTGCTAATGAAGCTCTAAGTATTACAGAAAACATGGCTCAACTAGGAGTATTAGTGCCACAACAATTAGCTGAAAAGTTAAAAGTAATTGAAAATCAACCAGATGAACGCTTTTCGAATGAAGTACTAAACGAATTAGCAGGAAAGAGTGTTGATAAAGAATTGGAATCAGGAAAGGATGTGAAAAAACCATGAGTTACAATATTGAGAAACGCTTAATGTCTGGATTACCAAACGCAAGATTAGAAGCTATTAAGTATATAATTGCTCACGAATCAGGAAACCCAAACAATTGTGGTCCAAATGCTTTAGAAAACGAAATTGCATATATGAACCGAAATAAAGCAAATGCATTTACCTCTCATTGGGTAGGCGATGGAGGGCGTATCGTGCAAATTGCGCCTGTTAATCGTGTACAGTATGGTTGTGGTCCAAAAGGTAATCCATTTAGCTATGCACAGGTAGAATTAGCAAGAACAAATGACAAAGAGCAATTCAAAAAGGATTATGCTGCTTATATTTGGTTGTTGAGAGAACTAGCAAAAGAGGCTGGAATACCTGTTGTATTAGATGGGGCAGGTAACGGTATTAAGTCACACCGTTGGATTACAGATAATCTTAAAGGCACAACACACAGAGATCCGTATTCGTATTTAGCGAGCATGGGAATCTCCGAGTCACAATTCAAGCTAGACATTTTAAATGGCTTGGAGAAAGTAAAGGGGGCGCAAATTACAGAAGCGAAAGTTATGCTTAATGATACAAAAACTATTCCAGCAGTAATTATTGATGGTAGGACACACGTTCAAGTCCGTGAGTTAGCCGATCTTTTAGGATTAAAACTTGTGTATAACGATGAAAGTAAAACAACAAAATTGTATGAAGTAAAATGATAAATGCCCAGGTACTCATTAATTTGAGCCTGGGCTTTTTTTGTTTATTGTTTATTTATAATTCCTAAGCGTTCCTTAATGGCGAACTGAAGTAATTGAGAAAAATTAATGTTTTCTTTTTCAGCAGCATCATTTAACCATTTAGGAATAGTTAAAGTTTTTTTAACTGCCTTATTTTCAATTTCATCTCTAATGTAATCCGTTCTTACCTCTATAATCGAGATAAAAGCTCCCTCAGGAAGTTCAATGCTGCTTGGATTTGATGCATCAGGAATTTCTTCTCCATCTTCCTCCATTCCATATAAGAAACCTACTAACACATCTTTGGCCATATATACGGCCTCATCCATATTAGAACCTTCTGTAATGCATCCAGGTAAGTCAGGGAATGTTATTGTGAAACCTTGTTCATTGTCAGTACCTGGATCAAAAATTGCTGGAAAATAATATTTACCCATCTATATAAAACCTCCTTGCAGGAGGACTATTTAAGTCCTGCCTGCTTTAGTATTGAGTTTGTAGTGCCTAGTTTAAGGTCTTTCTTTGGATGTGGAACTGTTACAGTTCCTTTTTTAGTAGGATGTTTAAAGTGATGATGACTTCCAACTGTCCTATGTAAATACCATCCATCTTTGTTAAGTATCTTGATTATTTCTCTTGACGATATATTTTTCATCTCCTTTCTATATATTTATTATAACACGTATAATTTATACGTACAATAGTTATCATTAAAATTTTCCATCTTTTTTTATCAAAAGAAACTATTGGTATATTTATAAATCACAAGTATACTTTGAATAAATATAGAATAGGAGCGATGGTGCATGGTGAAAGCTTTGAATTGTCCCAACTGTGCTGCAGTATTTAATCCAAGCAATAAATCATGTGAGTACTGTGGGAGTTATATTATTACTTCTGAAGCAAAGCAATTAACATATGATTTGAATGAGTTTAAGCCTACCTATAAAAAAATCTTTTTCCATGAAATAGAAATGGGTGCCAATGAGCTGCCGATCCGATCAGGTATGGCGAATATCTATTATAGTGCAACAAAATCTGATGGTGGCCGTTTGCTACTAACAAATCAACGTCTTATTTTTTGCGCTCATGCTCTAAACATCAATCCTAACCATTATTGGGAAATACAGATTAATGATATAGATCAGGCAGAACTAGGATTAAATCTTTTCATTTCTCAAAGAGTCAATATTTTTGATAGAACAAATATTAAAACCGTATTCGTAGTATACGGTGGCAAGCAATGGATACATGAAATAAATAATGTCTTGAATAAAAGACCTGGAGCACTTATATAGACTGCTCCTGGTCTTTTGTTATTCTCTCCAATTCAAATCTATAAAGCTACTAATAGCTTCTTTAATTCGATTCACTGGTGAACCTACTTCATCCACTACGTAGGCAAGCAAGGAAGCCCAAGAGTGATGAGATTCACCATTCTTATTTATATATCTCAAAATCTCTTTAAATTCTCTCATTTCCGATTCTGATAATTCATGTCGTAAGAATTCTTTTATATATGCATTTACAAATCGAGCCTCACTCATGCTAATTTCTAATAGAATTGCAGTTGCTCTTGATACTGTGCAATCTAGTGCAAAGGCCAATAAAGCAATCGCTGAATACTCACTTTGAGTAAAACGAATTGTAACTCTTTCACCTGGTGCGTGTATACGTTTTTCAATTGTTTGATTAGTAACATGACCACGAAAAATGGTAGTGTCAAACAGCAAATCTCTTTTAAAAAATTGGGACAAGTATTCAATACTTTTTCTATCTTTAATGACCAGCATACAAAGCGATGGACAAACATCTTTAACGTGGGTGTATGTAATGTGCGATAAACGGTAAATTGCATCTTTTAAATCTAATTTTAGGGTAGGCTTTACATCACGTTTTTTATCTGAGCGTGGACCTCTTGCGCCCTTTTTTTCCACTTCCCTCGACCCCCAATAGCGATTTATTTTAAGGACACTGTCTTAGTGTCCCTAGTCCTCTTTTAATTTATGGAAAGCCACCCTTGTCCTAGAACGTATAGGAAAGTTTTTTCTTGGCCAGACTTGAAACAAATTTAGACGGGGTGATTCGATTAATGAGCACTGGAGAAGAAAAAAAACTTAAGGTTATCGAAGGGGTAAAAAAACAGTCTGAACGTTATGGCTTCCCTACTTATCCAAACAAGAAAAAGAAAACAGATAAAAAAAAGAACCGAGAAAAATAATTTTTTCGGTTCTAAAAATTAAAATGTTTTTAGTACAAATTAAACTTAAAAATTTGAATATGTTTAGAGAAAAAATAGTACCTTTTTGTATTATAGAATTTATAAATATATAGAACTTTTTGTATTAGAGAATTTATAAATATATAAATCTATTTTTAAAAAGGATTTTATAGCAAAAATATAGAAAATAACTAGGCAAAAGATATATGTTTTTTTATAATTTAAAAATAAATTTTAAAAAGAGTTATAATTAAGTTCTAAAGTGGATATAATACTTTCTTTTAATCTTAGAATTGACAGATTGGTCATTTAAATGATAAACTAACCATAGTTCAAAAACTGTGTTGACAACACTTATTTTTTCTGTTATATTAACAAACTCACTTTAGAGTTTTTTCTTAAATAAGTGTGTTAGAACATAAATTTGAAACTTATTTAGAATATATTTTAGAACTATATTTAGAATATATTTTAGAACTTAATAATAGACTATATACTTTTTCTTTAACAATATAATTTATTATTAAGTTGTAAAAAAAGCCGATTAGTTACCTCCCAATAACTAATCGACCTAAGGCATTACATCTTAAATTTTAAAAACACATACATGATTGTTAGCAAAATGGACATTACTAGTGTCCAATGCATCAAGTACGAAAAAAAGTCTTTAACGCTGTGGTTTATTGAAATAAGGTTGTTGTTTATACCTGTTTGTATGTGACTGAAATAAGCGAAAAGGCAACAACCTATTACACCAAGTAGAAGCGCAATAATATCTGGAATCAACTGTTGCAGCATTTCTTGGACCTCCCATCTTTTTGTATAGGGAAGCTGTTATTAAATTATTGATTGTATAAATGTTTAACGTTTGACATCATTCCTATACCTTTATTTTTGGCATATACCTGTTTCCCGCCAGTTGCTTTAATTTCACTATAAAAAGACAAATAAAATGATATAAAGCTACTATACCTAATTCACTATTTTAATATGGAAAAACTAAGTTGTCAAATACTGTGATAGTTTGACATTTTTTTAGTTGAATCAAAAGTGCATTTTTATAATGAAACTACACTTCTCCTGCTCAACTATCCACTACTATTATACGTAAATTTCTCCGCATAGCAAAAAAATAATGAGATATTTCATTCTTACTGAACTGATAGTTTTGTTTTTTTTAAGATAACCTTTTAATAAATATATTTCAACCTCTTGCGAAATTCAACAAAGTTAGAACTACTTGTCCCATATAGTTTTTCGTGGTTAAAAAATTTCTATTATCATTTAATTTTCAAGTAACTCAAAAAAAACAGTAGGGTTTTATCCTGCTGTTTTTTTGTAGTGTATTTTGAAATAAATTGAATGTAAACGGATTACTGTATTCTATAAATCCATCGTTTTATGTACACGAAATGATAGACTATGAAAATCTTACTCTGTGTCATATAAAAATAGCCAAATTTGTCTTTTTACTCGTCCACACTTATAATTATATAAAACGTCTGAACGTAGACAGAAAAGAGGTATTTTATGAGAATTATTGGATATGCCCGTGTCAGTACAGATGACCAAAATTTAGACATGCAACAAATGGCCATTGAAAAATACGCTACAGACAAAAAATTAGACTTAGTTATGTATGTGGAGAAGGTATCCAGTAGGAATGACGAAAGAACAGAATTACATAATGCAATGAAAGCAGCAACTACAGGTGATCTTTTTGTTGTCTTTAAATTGGATCGGTTAGCACGTAGCACAAAGGAGTTGTATCAGCTAACTGACGAGTTAAAAAATAAAAAAGTGGACTTTGTTAGTATTAATGATGCATTTGACACATCAACGCCAACTGGACGTGCTATGTTCGGCATGCTAGCTGTATTCGCCGAGTTTGAAAGGGATATTATTCAACAACGTACAAAGGCAGGATTAGAGGCAGCAAGGAAGCGTGGACGTATTGGTGGTCGCCCTTCAGTAGATGAGAAAACAAAACGGCACATCATCACCCTTTTTAATGCTGGAGAAAGTGCAGTTGATATTGCGAAGGAATTTGGAATTGCTCGCAGTACTGTGTATAAAATCTTAAAAAATAGCAATTAAGGTTGTGGATAACTATTTTTTTACTATTTTTCCTTGCAAAACTTATCCACAAAGTTTATCATTCTATTTAACAAATAAATGAACGGAAAAAAGCAAAAAAAAAGAAATCGAGCTTCACAGCTAATTTGAAGGGACGGCAATCCCTAAAAACGCTCGACTCGATTTCCCAACCATGTGTTTACGCCACATCGGTTTGATACGCTTATATTATATGTTATTGAGCATAAATGCAACCATTTTGGCACAAATAATTTATATTATTTGTCAAAAGCATTTTCATGGCATTAAAGCATCTATCAACCTTTGACAACACATTGGTCTGATAGATGCTTTTTTCGTTTCCAAAAGGAGCGAATACATATGACATTGCCAGCAACTCATTATACATATCAATATCTACAACCCTTCAAATCTAAAGAGCAATTAAACGCAAATACAATTGCCATCCGTAAACAATTCAACGATATTTTTAAACCTGCCACAAAGAAAGTTTTAGATTTCTTACATACTCATGCATGTAAATTTTTTGGGGTATGTTACATGTCAAAAAGCAAAATTGCCAAACAACTAGAATTACATCGATCCACAGTGATACGTGCTTGTGAACAATTAGAGGCATTAGGCATTATTGTTCAGTACGATACAAAACGTGTGAATGGTGATAAAAGACAGTCTACGAATGCGATTGTTTTTGTGCATCAATTAGCAGCTAAAGAAGCTTTTATAGAAAATGCGACACCAGAATGCGACACCGTAGATACTCTTTTAGATACTCCTATTCTTTTAAATAATACAGATGACACAGAAGAACCTGCTAAAAAAGAAGTTGAAAAATCGCTTTTAAAAGAAGGACTAAAAGCGAAACTACCTGAAACATTGGGTCAAGTATTATCACCATTTTTTGATGCTAATGAAATGTATGAAGTGGTTGGTACGATTTATAAAGCCAAAGCATCTGTAGATAAAGGAATTAGAATTGAGGATCATGCAAGTGTCTATTATACAAACATTCTTTCAGTCATAAATGCCTGGGGACGTGGGAAAGCAAAATCACTTCATGGAGTTATGTATAAAGCTATCCAAAATGTTACTCGTACCATTTGGTTAAAAGAGCGAACTAATTCTTATTTCGGTTTTTAATTCAAAATGAAGGCATAATAACTTCATTTCAAGAATATATATTAAAAATGATATACATATACTTTCAAAATGAAAGCAAAATGATTTCATTTTAGCTGTACATTTTAATTTTGTTGGTATATAATTTCATTATGAAAGCAAAATGATTTCATTTAGGAGGAATAAGAATGAAGTACAGATTAGCTGCAGATGTAGGAAACTCATCAACAAAAGCTATTATTAGACCACTGGATGACAATGCTAAACCAAAAGCATTAAAGCAAAAAACGTTAATATCTCCAAGTATTACAGTACCACCAATGGTTGAAGAAGATTTAGAAACATCAATCAATAATCTTACAAACAACATGATCGTTCATATCAACAGCAAGGCTTTAAAAAGAGCTAGTACATTTGCTGTTGGTGAAAAAGCAACATCCGTAGGACGAGTAAAACGCAATATGAACATTGCTATTGGCGATAAACATACAAATGATATACCTGTTGTTATGGTACTGTCTCTAATAGCATCTAAAGCAGTTCAAGATCACTACAGCATAAATAAGACACTTCCAAAAGATATTGATGTATCTGTGGAGTATTCTACAGCTTTGCCAGCTCGTGAGTATGATCCTTCAGTTGCACGAGTGTATGAACAACGTTTACTGGAAGAAGTACACATTGTTGATATTTATGTAAATGGAACACCTGTGACTGTGCGTGTGAATTTTGAAAAAGTAAAAGTTGCACAAGAGGGTGTGCCTGCTGTATATGCGATAATCGAAGGCGGAGAAAAGTTGTTGTCTGAATACCACAATAAATATGGTAGTAAGTCCGCCAACAAGGACTTTGAAAAGAAGAAACTATTACTTGTTGATATTGGTGATGGCACAACTGAATTTATTTATGTAGCTAGTGGTAAACCGATAAACGATTTATGTGATGGAAAACGTTTTGGAGTAGGTCATGCAGCTGATGTAGCTAAAAATCTGTTTGATGAAGATGTAAAAGTGCAAATTACAATGACTCGTCAACAATTTATGCAAGTTGTACTTGATAAAGAGCACCATTTCCACGATGCAGCCGTAGATGCTATGAATCAAGCTAACGTAGAGCAAGCTGAGTTAATCTTAGAACAAATTCAAGACATGGTTTTAAATACGCTATCTGGTAATGTGGATGACATTGTTGTATTTGGTGGTGGATCGGCTGCGTTTAAAGAAGATATGTATCAAACGCTAATCGAGTTCACAGAGTCAGTGGGAGCACGTACATTATGGATTCCAGAAGATAAAGCACCATCATTAAACGCAATTGGATTGGATATTCTAAATGAAAAAGTGTTTTTCAAGGGAGTTGTAGTAGGTAATGGAGAATAGAAAATTAGTTTCTTGGCGATTAGAAAAACTAGATAAGAAACAACAAGATACTATTAATGCTTGGCTAAACGCCCAACAAAACATTCAATTATCACTTACTAATGTAGTACAACATATGATTGATCGGCACGGTATTACAGACATTATGAACTATGATGTTCAAAAGTCGCTATACACAAATCCAGACGCAATTGCTGTTGAAAAAACAGTCAAATCAGAAGTTCAAATATCTGAAGAGAAAGAAACTATTTCTCCTAAATCTGAACAAAACGTTCAGGTAGCATCTAAAGATAACAATGATGATGATTTATATGATGAATTGAATAATGTACTGTAAACAATAAAAAAATAAGCCACTCAAACGAGCAGCTTATACTAGGTCTTTTCCAGAGCCAACCCTAGTATAAGTTGCTCTTTTTCAAAATTATATGGATGATGAAGGAGTATTTTAAGATCTGTCCTTTATCCAATTACGTAGAATTTCTGAAACATCGACATTCAAACTTTGTGATAATTGTTCAACCTGAGTATGTGTGATTTTTTCCACTTCCCACAATTCTAACCTAGAAACAAAGCTTGTACTTTTGTAGCCAAGAGACTCAGCCAATTGTTTTTGAGTTAGTCCTTTTCTTTTTCGAATTGTTTCAACATTTCCTCCGATGATATGTACTTCATTATCTGTGTATACTTCTTTGATTGACAGAGGTTTTAATTGTCTTTGTACATGTTCAGTTTCCTGTAAAGGTGAGTGAGTTACGTGTTCTAAATTATTTACATGTGTGACTGTAGTAGCCCTTGAATTTGATAGTTTAAACTTGTTTAAAAGTTTATTGATAATACCTTTCAAAAAAACACCTCCAACCTTATTATTCCAAATAGCAAACAGGATTTCTATCTTAAATTACTAATTTTATAAAGTGCCAAAAAAAGAAGGACTAGCATATGAGCTAGTCCTTCAATTGTTTTCATGTACATTAAAACAATTAATCTAAATTCACTATATAGGTTACTACTTTTCCATGGATCTGTAAATGACTTACTTCTTCTAAGCTAACAACATAGTCTGAAAATATCGGGTCCGTTGAATCTGGCCTAAATATAATTTTATCTTCATAACGGTACATTCGTTTGACTGAATACTCTTGATCGTTACTAAATACAACTATATCGCCATTTTTAATGTCATTAAGTTCAATCTTTTTAACAGCAATTAACGTTTGATTAGGTAAAACTTTATTCATTGACTCTCCATTTACTTTCATGAAGAAAATCTTTTTACATCCAGCCCATTTTCCTAACAATACATCTGGTATTTCAATACTTTCAATATTTTCAACACCATCAATTGTAAAAGGATTACCTGCTGCTACAGGAACAGGGATAAATCCATATGATGTTGAAGGCTGTTTAACAGTTTCTTCTTCATCCCAACCTAAAAGGTATGAAGGTGATACATTCAATGCTTTAGAAATAGGTAATATGATGTCATAAGGCATATTTTCAATTTCATCACTTTCATACCTATAAACAGTGGCTCTATTCTTACCTATCATTTCACCTAGTTTATCTGCAGACATCTTAATTTGTTTTCTTCTTTTCTTAATTCTGCTACCTACAGTTTCCATTCTCTATTCACCTCCTGACAAAAATAATTATATCGCAAATGTCGCATATATGCAACGTGTAAAAAGATGAAGTAAATTAAAAATCTCATATATGCGAAAAAAGTCGTTGACATTGCCTGATAGTTATCATATTATGGAGTAAATCGCACATATGCGACAAAAAGGAGGGAGAGAAAATGCCAGATATTAACCTACTTAAAGAAAAAATAGCAGATTGTGGGCTAGATATGGGTAAACTCGCTAAAAAGATGGGTATGGACCGAAGCACACTATACAGAAAACTTAATAATCAAGGGGAAAAGCTCACTGTTGGCGACTTGAAAAACATAAAACGCATATTAAATCTATCAAAGGATGAATCTATGCGTATTTTTTTTGACAACTTTGTCGCATAGATGCGACAAATATGATTGTTAATAGAAAGTAGGTGTTAATTTGAGCGTACTACAGCCAGGACAATGCTGCCGATTGCGTAAAGCAGTCGGTGAGCGTGTCAATCAGATAACAAACGTTAGAGAAGCTCAATCAGCATTGTACAGGGCTTTATATTCGGCCCTTACTGAAAGATTTAACGTTACATCCTACAACCAAATAAATCAAAAGGATTTTCTAAGTGCATTGCAATTTATTTACACATGGAAATAATTTAGCACTGCTGGAGGTACGATCATGAATTTACTAATCAACGAGCCTCCACTTCAAGTCCTACCTAGCCTAGCAGTTAAGGTTGGGCTGAATGAGGCAATCATCTTACAGCAACTGCACTACAGGCTGTTGATCTCAACAAATATTTATGATGGCCATAAATGGGTGTTTAATACATACCAAAAATGGCATAAGGAGTTCCCTTTTTTATCTGAACGAACAATACAAAGAGTCTTTTTGGATCTTGAAGCAGATGGCTATATTGTCTCAACAGATAAATACAACAAATTTCGTGCAGATAAAACAAAATGGTACCGAATTGACTATTCAAAACTTGGTTATGAAGCCACACGACAAGTTGGCACTAGCGACACGACAAATTGGCATGAGGGAAATGCCAAAAAGGCCTGCCCTGATGACGCAAATTTGGCAGAGCTAGATCACGACAAATCGGCACTAGCAATAACCAAAGATATTAAGAGTAATAAGAATAATAATGTTGAGTTGTCACTCAACGTTGAAATTATTAACTACTTAAATCAAAAAGCGAATAAACATTTCAAGCCAAATTCAACTGCTACAAAAAAACTTATCAACGCAAGATTGCGTGATGGCTATACCATGGAGCAATTTAAACAAGTCATTGATCTAAAAGTAAAGCAGTGGTCAAACAATCCAGATATGCAGAACTATTTACGACCAAGCACTTTGTTCAATGCCACTAATTTTGAAAATTACTGTAATGAGGTGCCAATAAAGCAATCAAGTAATACCCAAGTACAAACATCCAAGTTACAACGACCACAACTTAATTTTGGAGTGGATGATGAATGAATCAAGATATTAGCATGGAGCTCATTGAGAAAAGCATCTTGGCAACAA